GTGGAGGTCCACCTTTGAAAAGGCTCCACTTATGACCCCTGTGGCTCATGTTTCAGTCAATGGTGAAGCTTTGCCGCCCAGAAAATGGATGTTTGACAAGGTGCGCACTGTTATTGGTGTGCCCATTGGCAATTATATTATGTCAACCATATGGAACTATCAGCCCAATCACAATTTTAAATGGCGTGAAACTCCCATTAAGGTGGGAATGCCCTTGAATGGGTATTGGATGAATAGGACATACGAGGCACACAACAGGTGTCAACACCATTTTGCAGGAGACATGAAAGAGTTTGATTCCACTTTGACAGGTGGTGTCCTGGACATGATCAAAGCCATTCGAAAGAAAGGGTTTGAAGAACACAAGGATCGAGACAGGATAGCTGCATTGATTGATGTGAACTATGATCAAGTGTCCAAGCAATTGCTGAACACCACATCCACTGGAGATGTGTATAATGATGGGACTGGCTTAACCACTGGTCACACTTCCACATCCATGGACAATTCAATTGCAACTGTGGTTTTGTATTTGATGGCATGGAAGCAGCTCACTGGGCTTTCTGCTAAAGAATTTAAGCATTACAATGAGCTGTCTTGTTATGGAGATGACCATGTACTATCGTATTTGGCCACCAAGCCTGCTTCCTGGACCTTTGGCAACATTCAACATGTCATGGCTGGATTCAACGTGACGATGTTGCTTGAAGCTTCTGGCAAGTTAAGTAACATCCCATTCCTCAGCAAGAAAGTGAGGTTTCCCAATGCTAGGGACCTCAAAGACTTCAAGGCAGCGGGGTTGAAAGAGGTCACCCCAACTTTTGCTGTGTCACACGATCGGGAACGGCTACTGGGAAAAGTCACGGCCTCTGTTAAGACTATGGATCCAGTGTACCGTTACAAGCGATTACTGAGCTACTTGTCTTTGACTGCCCACCATCCTGACATCTACCAACAGTTGTCTAAGATTATGAAGAACACTGGGTCTTTGAAGAGGGCAGCCAGCAGCATGAAAATGCCGGTGCCGTCCTATGAGAAGGTGCTTCGTGATTGGTACAAACCTGATGCCAGGTTTGTTGTCAATGACATTGATAATGACTTTGATGAGCTGAAACCAGACAACAATATCATATCTTATGGCACTGTATCATTGTGGGACAGTTTGATGGGAGGTTTTGCTCTCATTCCTGACATGGTCAATCCCACACTGTTCAATTTTGGCCACGTTAGAGCCTTGCAAAGCCAAATGGCAAGAGTCACTTCTTGGCCAATGGATTTGATGGCTCTTCAAAATGGCGCCGTAGGGCCAGCTGATCTTCAAATGATGTTGGCTAAAACATGTTATGGGTTTCTTGACCCTTCTATTTATGTTCAAATGTCAGGGAGCCCAAATTTTTCTTCATTACTTGTGAGACATTGGATGTACATGTGGTATGTTGAGAAGATACGGC